CGAGAACCATGTCAACTACCTCACCGAGGAGTACAAGCGCCAGTACGTCAAGGAGGGTGTCTGTCTCAATGGTGAGTTCATTGATGTGGTGCTGGGCGGCGACTGGATCGCCAAGCGGATGCGGGACCTGCTCTACGACATCCTGCTGGAAAACGCCAACATCGACTACAGCGACGCCGGCTTTGGCCTCGTTGCCACAGCGGTGCTGCAGGCTCTGTCTGAGGC